AAATGTATACATTGTGGTGAATTGTTTGATGAAAGCCATAAGACAAAAATGCTAAGAATGGGCGAATGGCGACCAATGAAAGAAGAGGACGGTGTTACAGCAGGTTTTAGATTAAATGGTTTATATAGTCCGTTAGGTTGGCTGTCATGGTCAGAAATGTTAATGGAGTTTAATAAAGCAAAAGGTGATGCACCACTAATTAAAACATTTGTAAATACTAGGCTCGCAGAAACATTTGAAACAGATTATGTAAGTTCCATGAGTGCAGAAGGATTATTAAAAAGATGTGAAAATTATGAACAGGCAACATGTCCAGAAGGGGTTTTATTTCTTACTCAAGGTGTTGACTGTCAGATAGACAGATTAGAAGTTAGCACATGGGGATGGGGTAAAGGTGAAGAAGCATTTTTAATAGACCATGTACAGCTATGGGGTGATCCTCATCAGGCAGAAGTTTGGAAGCAGCTAGAAATTATAATTAATCAACAATATGAGCATGAGAATGGTAAAAGTTTAGTACCTGTTATTAGTGCTGTGGACTCTGGAGGTTTACACACAAGTGAGGTATACCAATTTGCTAGGGAGAAAGTAGCACAGGGTGTAATAGCAATTAAAGGACAATCACAGGCTAATAAACCTGCGATAGGTAGACCTACAAGAGTTGATATTAATTTTAGAAAAACAAATAGAGCAATAAAAAAAGGAGGGCAGGTCTATCCATTAGGTGTTGATACTATAAAAAATACTTTGATGGGTAGGCTTAAAAATAATAAGGTAGGTAGTAATGGTTATATACATTTTCATGCAAGTACAAGTGAAGATTATTTTAAACAGATAACAGCAGAAAGACAGATACTAAAAACTAATCGTAGTGGTTTTCAGGTTCCACAATGGGTTAAAAAGGCTACAACTAGGAATGAGTGCTTAGATACTTGGGTATATAGTTACGCTGCTATGTGTTTTTATATAAGTAAATTTAATAGAAATACAGTATGGCAACAGTTAGAAAATAAATTAAATGAAACAGATAATGTAGTTAAACAAAAAAAAGGTACAATAAAAAGAAGGCCAACAAATGACTTTGTTAACAACTGGTAAACATTATGTGGAAATCTGATTTGCCAACTATCATAACTGCTGGTACTACTATTGAATGGGTGGATGAAGCAACGACTGCTGGAATAAATAAAACTATAAGCTCACCTGATTGGACATTAGAATATTATTTAAGAACAAATACAGCTAGTGAAGGCCATACCGCTACAGGTACGCAATATTCAGAGAGTACAGGATGGCAATTTACAATAAGTGCTACTGATAGTGCTGGTTTTGCCGCTGGTAACTGGTTTTGGGTTGCAAGAGCATTTAAAAGTTCTGATGTATTTGAAATAGGTAGTGGTGAACTAGAAGTAAAACAAAACTTACAATATACTGGCACACCTTCTGCTATTGATAACAGATCACAAAATGAAATTGATCTAGATGCGGTAACTGCTGCGATTCGAGCTATAATAGCTGATAAGGCGGCTAAGTATTCTATAGGCGGTAGAAGTTTCGAGCGTATAAATTTACCAGAACTGAGAGCAAGAGAAGCAGAATTAAAAGCTAGAGTATTCAGCGAAAAGAGGTATAGTTTAATAAGTCAGGGTTTAGGAGACCCTAAAACACTCTATGTACGCTTTTAGGTAACTTAAATGGGCTTAATTAATGCTTGGAGGGGCTTAATTTCCTCTAATGATGATCTAAATAAGCGTAGAAATCGCTTAAAAAGAATGTATGCAGGTGCAAAATTTGACCGCACTAATTTAAGTTGGGTTACACCTTTATCTTCACCTGACCAAAGTTATAAAAATTCTATTAATACTCTTAGAAAACGTGTACATGATTTAGTACGTAATAATAATTATGCATCACAGGCCATAAGATATGCAACTAATCAAATTGTAGGTCAGGGTGTAACAATGCAAGCACAAATTAAAAGTCAGCGTGGAGGTACACCTAATACAAGAATAAATGAAAGTATAGAGAGTGAATGGAGTAGATGGGGTAGAAAAGATAGTTGTGATATACGTGGTGTTCTTTGTTTTTCTGAACTGGAAAGATTAGCTGTTAGATCAATGATAGAAAGTGGAGAATGTTTTATTGTTATTCATAGAAAGGCATATGGTAGAAGTAAAATACCATTTTCATTAGAAATATTAGAAGCAGAACAGTTAGATGAAGATTATAAAGGTGCTACTAAAAGTAATAAGAATGTATGGCGGTTAGGAATAGAGTTAAGTCCAGAAGGTAGGGCTGTTAGTTATGCGTTCTTAAAAAAACACCCAGGTGATACTAATTTTGCAACAATTCCAGAAGATAGAAGGCATATTATTGTAGCTGCAAAAGATGTTGTACATTTATTTTTGCCATTAAGACCAGGGCAGCATAGGGGCGTACCATTTTTAGCAAGTGCAATAAACCATTTACATCAATTAGATGGCTATATAGAAGCAACAGTTGTAGGACAACGTGCAAGCAGTGCCTTAATGGGATTTATTACAAGTCCAGAAGTAGATGTAGGTGGTGAGGTATTTGATTATGAACGTGTTAGTGGATTTGAACCAGGCACATTTAAATATTTAGCACCAGGAGAAAGTATATCTGTACCTGATTTAGATAAAGCAAATGGAGAATTTGAACCATTTGTTAGGGCTATGTTACGTAGTATGGCTAGTGGTTTAGGTTGTAGTTTTGAAGCTATAAGTTCTGACTATTCACAATCTAATTACAGCAGTAGCAGGTTGGCAATGTTACAGGACAGAGACCATTGGAGAACAATACAGAAAATGCTAAAAGAAAGTTTCTATCAACCTATATTTGAACAATGGTTAGAAATGGCAGTATTAAGTGGTACTTTATCTTTGCCAACATATTCAACAACACCTGAAGTATATGAAAAGGTTAGATGGGTTTGTAGGGGTTATAGCTATGTAGATCCACAAAAAGAAATTGCTGCACAAAAAGAAGCAGTTAGATGTGGTTTTAAAACTTTAACTGATGTTGTATCAGAAAATGGTGGTGATATAGAAGAACTGTTAATAGCTAGACAGACAGAACTAGCAAAACTAGATGAGATGAACATTATTACAGATAGTGATCCATCTGCTACAAATAAATCTGGTGGTAGTCAATTTAAACCATTTAATACTGTTGATCCTTTTGGTGATACAGAAGCACCTACAGGTGAAGATGCAGAAAACGTAGCAGAGGGTTCTGATGGCAACTATTAATGGTACAGAAATAGACCTTATGCCTACAAAAGGTATGAGGGAAGAAGCACAAAGATATAGAGATTGGAAAGCAGAAGGTGAAGCAGGTGGTACAGAAGTTGCACGTAGAAGGGCAACACAAATATTAAGCGGTAATGAACTAAGTCCACAGGTTGTTATTGAAATGTCAGCATGGCACGCAAGACACGCTGTAGATCAGGAAGCAGAAGGATATAGACCAGGGGAGAAAGGCTATCCAAGTAAAGGTAGAGTTTCAGCCGCAGCATGGGGAGGGGCAGCAGGTAAAAGTTTTTCTGATGCAAAATCAGCTAGAATAAAACAGTTAAGAGACAATGATGCTATGCCAAAAACAAAACGTGCAACAGCTAAACGTGCAGAACCAGATGAATTATCTGTAGGTGATTATGTAAGATGGAACGCAAGCGGTGGTATTGCAAGAGGTCAGATAGATACTATTGAACGTGATGGAACAATAAATGTACCTAATAGTTCTTTTGAAATTACTGGTACAGAAGATGACCCTGCTGCATTAATTAGTGTATTTAGAGAAGATGATGGAGAATATGAAAAGATAGATGTACAGGTTGGTCACAAGTTCAGCACACTAACTAAGATAGATTCATTAAGAAGTATTACAACTGTATTAAAAAGAAGTGGTGAAACATCTTTTTCTGCACAGGAAGATAATACATATGAATTTAGCTTTAGTTCTGAATATCCTGTAGAACGTACATTTGGTACTGAAATCCTAAGCCATGACGAAGGTTCTATAGATTTTGGCAGATTAAATGGAGGGGTTGCACCTGTATTATGGAATCACAATATGGATTCTGTTATTGGTATTGTCAGAAATGCATATTTGGATAAAGATAAGAAAAAAGGCAGGGCAGTTGTTGAATTAAGCAGAAATGCAAAGGCACAGGAAGTAAAAAGAGATATTGATGATGGCATTTTGTCAGCAATAAGTGTAGGTTATCGCATTTTAGAGATGGAAGAACGTGAAATAGATGGAAATAACGCATTTTTAGCTACAAGATGGGAACCGCATGAAGTTAGTGTTGTTGCAAGTCCAGCAGCACCAGATGTAGGTATTTCTAGAGGGTTAATTGATGAAAACACCATGCCTAGTGCTAAAAAACAAGATATAGTAGAAGATAAGCGTGTAAACGCTGCATCACATGATGCACAACTGTCCATTTCTAAAAAAACAGAAACTATGTCCAAAGAACAACCAGATTTAGAGGTTGTGCGTAGTGAAGCTTCTAAAAAGGCTCAATCAGCAGAACGCACAAGAATTAGAGAAATTAATGCCATGTGTGCAAAGCGTGGTTTTGATGATCTCGCAGATCAATTAATTAACAATGGCTCATCTGTAGATTCATGCAGACAGGCAATCTTGGAAAGAATAGATGCAAAGCCAGTTGAAACTGCAAAGCCTATTGAAGAGCAGTTATCACCAAAAGAAAAAGAACAGTATGCTAGAGATTACAAAATCACATCTGGTATCAGAGGTCTTTTAACTAATGATTGGTCAGATAAGGCATCTGGTTTTGCAAAAGAAATTTCACAACAGATTGCAAAAGATTCTCAAAGATCAAACAGCAGCCAATCTTTGTTTATTCCTTATAGTGCATTAGCAAAAAGGGCAACATACGTAACATCAGGTGCTACTACTGGTGGAAATATTGTTGCAACAGATTTACTTGCTGATGACTTCATTGAAGCACTAAGAAACAGCACAGTAATGGTTGGTTTAGGTGTACAAACATTATCAGGTCTTGTTGGTGATGTTGCGATACCTAGAAGATCAGGTGTAGCTTCTACTGGTTATCTATCAAGTGAAACTGCTGCTTTATCTCAGGCAGAAAGTACATTTGACCAGATTTCAATGACACCTAAAACATTAGGTACACTATCTAAGTTTTCTAGGAATATGCTTATCCAAGCAACACCTGGTATTGAAGATTTGGTTAGAACTGACATTTTAGATGGTATTAATGTTGGT